GTCTAAGGTCTTTTGTGTCAAAGAATGGATTATGTGCATCCTCAAGTGAGCAGGAGTTTGATATTTATTCGCTTCCATTGCCACCTTGAAGGCATCTACTTGGGTTTGTATTGCGTCATTCTTTAATAGCTTCTGCCCATTGCGTGATTGTGTGTGTGGTTTGCCTGTTGAGTTATGACTATTCCTGTATGCCTGAGCCTTGCTCTCGCCCTTGGCTATCTCCTCTGCGAACTTCATCTGCTTTGGGGTTAGCTTGGTTGTCTTACTGCTTGCACCCAGTAGCAGAGTATTCATAGGCATTGCCTTGAGTCCTTCAGCTATTTGTTTGCGTGTTAGTTTGGTCATAGGTATTTAATGAGGATTTAGTAGTAGTGATAATAGGACAAGACGATAGCTATGTGCAACTGGTGTCTGTCTATTGGATATCTTTGGTATCTCTCTCTGTATGAGTTTGACTCACTGGACTGTATCGCTTCGCTACTCTAACAAGCGTTAGAGTGCAATTTAGGCGTGTTTTAGAGCCATGCTTTCCCTTTTTATGCCCAGTTATCCGCAAGCAAGCCCTTCCTGAGCTGTATCAAATGCCTTGGAAGCCTTTGTTTATATAGAGTGAAAATATTTGTTTAAAAGGTGTTGACAAGTCAATACAGATTTATTGACAATGAAGTCTGTTGTATCGGTTTAATTAAATAAAAGGGGAATTAAATGAAAGACGAACAAGTGTTAATACAAGCAGTGCGTGTCGTAGCTAATGATAGATACGATAAGGGTTGGTCTGTGATTGTTGAGTCTTGGACTGATGGCGATATTCTTGAAGTGTTATCAGAGTGCCAGTTTGATTTGTTTAAGACTGTTGAAGAGCTACAGTCCTATGTTGATGCTTACCTAGACAAGCAAGACGATATTGAATCAACTGCGTTTTAACCAAAGGGGAAATACATATGAAAGACTTAGAGAAAACAATACGAGTAGCTGATAGATTCATGGCAATCACAACTCAAGACTTACCACAAGACCTAGCAGTAGATATCGCTATTCGTTTAGCCTACTGCCACATGGATACACCATTGGACTTGGATGCCATGTTAGATACTGATGACCTATTCTCATTCAAGCATGATGTTGTTGGTATCTATAACCATTGGGATAACGATAGCAAGAAGCTGACTGGATGCTTCATGCCACGATTCGCCCAGTCAATCTGATGATGGCTTGAGTAGCCGAAACAGTCGTAAGACTGTCATTGACATAACAAAGGGGAAAATTATTATGACAAGCAATTATCACAATGCCAGTATGGTTGATGTAGCGACTGCTATCGTTGACCGATTGATTGACAACTACGAAGGCAAAGGCGAATTCATCACTGAATTCTATGAGCTATCTGAACTGATTGGCAAAGCTATTGCCAACTCTAACCACTTCAATCGCATTGAAGAAATCGCCATGGAAAATGGTGTTGTTGAATCTGACTACTTTGAAGGGGAAGAATAATGGCTAACTGGAAACATGAAATAGATGTTGCTGACTTGTATGCCAAGTATGAGTCTGCTGATATTACCGATAGCGAAATGATTAACAGTCTGCACAAGGTGTTTACTGCCTTCATTGATGCTAACCCACAACTCAACGACATTGTTGACTTCTACCGATTCTCTGATGCCGTTGATGAGCTACTAATCGCTGATGACATTGAAGAAGCTGACTATGCCTTGCAGTCAATCTATGACTTCGCTGATGACAATCGTATTTGGATTAAAACCTTCTAAGGGGATGATGATGAAACACTTTATTTACTTTTTAAACCTTGCTATTTTTGGTCTGTTTATGCTCTCTATCTATGTGGTATCAGAGAATCCCGCACCTTTGTATATCTTTACTTTAATTGCATCAACTGTTGGTCTGTGCCTGATGTTTGCCTTGCACTGCGAAACTTCAGACTAACTGATGATGGGGTGAATCCCCGAAACTGGGTGCATAGCTACAAGTGCATCCAGTCTTAGTCAACTGCTAGGAGATACAAATGATTCAGTGGTATATCAATTCAAAGCCTGTGCCTAAAGCTATTGCTAGGGTTCACTTGGAAAACGCCATGCCTTATCGGACTGCAAGAGAGATTGCATCCGCTATGACTGGTGCATTGAAAAAGGATGAATTCTTTGTCAAGGTATGTGCTGACTATGGCGTGCATTACGCTAACTTAACTCATTAAGGGGAAACTAATGAAATTTATGATTGAAATCCGCACCGATAACTCAGCGTATGAGCAGTCTTTTTATGATGAGATTATTGCCAACTTGCAACTGGTTATCAGGATGGTTGATTCTCAGTTTAAGGTAGGTGTCATTCACGATACCAATGGCAACAAGGTAGGCAAATTTTTTACAGTGGAAGGGGATTAACATGGGATGGACTGGTTCACAAAAGTTTGACTCACTGCCAACAAAGGACTGGTTAGTAAAGGAATTCACTAACGAGTCTGATACTCACAAGTGGGAATTAACGGATGTATCCATGCGTGGCAACACTGCGTATGGCATCCACAAGGTGCAAGACAAAGCTACTGGGATTATCTTGGCTGAAGCCATCATTATCCTGACTCGCAAAGAGGATGGTTGGCTTTACTTCAAGGAAATGGGGGAAACTGTGCATCCCTACTACTATGATGCACCGAAGAAGCTACTGGATAAACTGGATGCTCTCTTTCCACCATTTAATGACAATGCCAAGGCATGGCGTGATGCCTGTCGTGCAAAAGCCACCAAGAAGAAATCTGCCAAGCTAGTTATTGGGGATGTGGTCAAGTTTGCCAAGCCAATGAGCTTTGGGCAATTCTCTGAGGATACCTTTACCTTTGAAAGCTACTTTGGTAAGGATTCTTTCAGAGCCACCAATGGTGTGCTATGTCGCATTACCAAGTGGAAGCAGAGGGATTTTGAGGTTTTATCAACAAAAGGGGAAAGCAATGAATGAATTATCAAAGATGAATGAATTGGAGATTGAGGATCACTGGACTAATGAAGCCAGTAGTCTATTACTAGGCAAAAAGATAACTAGGGTTCGCTATGTAAGCCATAGAGAAGCAGAAGACATGGATTGGACTTCAAGACCTGTTGCATTTATGTTGGAAACTGGTATTTGGTTTTTCGCATCCATGGATGATGAAGGCAATGATGGTGGTGCGTTGTTTACTTCGCATCCTGAGAAATCAGTCCTTCCAGTGTTGAGGTAATTATGAAAACAACGATTAAGGGGTTTGATTTGTCTGTCGTGGAATTGGATAACGACTCTGTTGCAATCAATTTTGATAAGGATGGTGCAACTGGTGGTTATATCAATATCAAGATGGATGATGATGGTGTGGTGGTAGATGTGTTTAATGCCTGTGGGGACTGTATTAGCTCTACATGGTCTTTTTATAACGAACTTATGCAAGGGGAATAACATGGAATTGAATCAATTTACTGGGACTGAAAACTATCATAGGTCATGTATGTTTGTGCCTAAGATGGTGCATACGGATGGCGTTGACTACTTCTGCTCTGAAGCCAGTGCCTACTGGTTTTTGGATATTGTGGCAACTGAAGTATTTCCATTGCAAGAGGTGGATTACTTCTTGTCAATCAAGATGGTGGTGGCTGATGGCAAAGCCACAATCACTGTGGAAGATGGGGACTGCAAGGTTTTAAAGACTAAGAACATTGAATTCACTGACTGCCCTGAAGGGGAGTATGAATTCTTTTTGACTGACAATGTTTTGATGCTAACTAGCGAATACTAAGGGGGACACCATGGGATTAGATATGTATTTAACTGCCAAGCGTTATGTTTGGAATTACAAAGATGAGGACAAAGCCTTGCAAGACCAACTGGATGATGTGATGAAAGATGATTTATCTGATGGCATGAGAGTCAAAGAAGTAGCGGTAGATGCTTTCTATTGGCGTAAAGCTAACCATATTCACAAGTGGTTTGTGGATAACTGCCAAGGGGGTGAGGATGATTGCCAAGAATACTGGGTTGAAGCTAAACAACTGGTGCGACTCAAAGACCTGTGCGAGTCTGTCTTACTGCAAAAGGATGTGGGCTTATTGCCTACTGCGGATGGCTTCTTCTTTGGATCAACTGACTATGACGATTGGTATTGGTCTGAGATTGAAGAAACTGTTAAGGGACTTGAGAAAGTATTGAAACTGGATACTGCCAAGTGGGACTTCTACTATCGTGCTTCATGGTGAATAACATGGGCAAATACACTGTATATGCCTATGATGCCGAGATTGAACTGGGTGGGGAAACCTACTCAGTTTTACTGGGCATTGAGGAAGAAGGACACCCAAGCAATGCCTATGAGGACTCATGGTGCGATAACAAGATTTACTACTACATGACTGATGCTGAACTAGCTGAACTCAAGAGTGGTGATGAGCTTGATGAGGGGACTATCTTGTTATCCATTGATAAAGACAATCCGACTATCTATGAGGTGGAATATGAGTAATTTTTACATTGCGTATGCAACATCCAAGGTTTATCACCAAATAAAGGTGGTGGCTGAATCAGAAGAAGATGCAAAGCGTTTGATTGCTGAAGGCAATTACTATGCTTGGGATGAACTGGATAATGAAGATTTTCAAATACAAGAAGTAATTTTTGATGGAGTGCATGATGCCTAAATATAGCGTGTTAATGACCACTGCTGACTATGTGGAAGTGGAAGCAACTGATCCAAGGGATGCTGAAATGGTGGCTTGGGGTATGTATAAGGAAGGCGATATACGACCTGAACACCCTGAGTTTGTTTGTGAAGAAGCCGATTTAATTGAAGGGGATGATGATGGCAATGACCTATAAATCAAATAGAAGTGAAAACCAATGGGACATATGGCATAGCAATGTCAATGGGGATGAAATACTGCATACATTCGCAACTGAAGAAGAAGCAGATTACTACTTGAAAACTGGTAAAAAACTCATAAGCAAAGCCATGGTGGAAGGATGGCTAGGGTCTGACAACATGAGTGTTGATGATTTTCTTGACCTATTAACTGAAATCATCAATGAGGATTATCCATTGGATATCTTCAGAGCTGATGTTTTGGAATTTATGGAGATGGAAAATGCCTAGTTTTACTGCGAGTTTTTCAAGTGAAATAAGAGTATTGATTGATGCTGACACCATAGAACAAGCAGAAGAAATTGCTAGGGAAATGGAATTGAATCATTCAGATTTACAGAAAAACGGAGAACACTGGGGAACAGTGTTTTACGACATTAACGAATTTGAGGAGTGATGATGCCGAAGTTTGAGATTACCTACAAGGAAGTAATTGAAGCTGAAAGCGAAGAGCAAGCGATTGAGTGGTTATTTGTATATCTAGCTGATTGCTTGAGGGATGATGATGTATCTGTATTTAACTTTTTTGAACTTAAAGGGGAATGACTATGCCTAACTGGTGCGATAACAACTTGTATTTAGAACACAATGATCCTGAGATGATTAAGAAGGCGAAAGAAGCATGGGAGTCTGGGAAGTTTTTAGCGACTTTTGTGCCTGAGCCTGATTACACAAAGGTAAAAGTAAAGCCTACTTTTGATAACAGTCATATTACTGGTAAGCCAGTGGCTGACTTTGTTAATCCTGACCAAGCATGGTGGGATTGGCGAGTGCAGAACTGGGGGACTAAATGGGACATTGGATATGATGCTGACCGAAGCAATCATGCTCAAGGATGCGATAAAACCATGTTTGTTTACTTTGACTCTGCTTGGAGTCCACCAACTGATGCCTATGCCAAATTAGCTGAACTAGGGTTTTTGGTGAAAGCATTTTATTACGAAGGTGGATGTGCCTTCTGCGGTTCATGGATAGATGGTGTTGAGGACTTCCACAACATTGAAGAACAGACTCAGGCATGGGTAAAAGAGAATATTCCTAAATACATTGATGATGAGATGGATATATCCATGCAATATGAATTAGATGAGGAGTGGGAATAATGGGTGCGGTGGTATTTATGAATGTGGGACTGGGAAGCAGTGCCAAGAAAGCCTTTGATAGTCTAGTTTACGAAGCTAGGTATCAGCATGGGCATGGTGGATACACTGGGACTATTGCAGAAAAGAACTCTTTTGTAATGATCCTATTAGCTGAAGGACTGGATGCCTTCCAGTATGCCGAACAACTGATTGATGATGATGACAAAAGGGTATGCGATAAATGGGGGGATGCTGGGTGCATCCATATTAAAGATGATGAATACTTATTCTTTGGATGGGCTTCAGAATGACTAGAGATGAAATGATTAAAGAATTGATTGATGATGATATCAATGGGTGGTATGACAGAGATGATAAGGATGCCTTCTTCTCATACATCATGCTTAATGGGTGGACTGGATACAAGACTCAATCAGATGAAGAGCTAACGGAAGAGTGCTTCAATAGGGGAATCCTAGATGATACGCATCCATCCTTTGATCCAGTGCTAAAGAATGAGGTGTGATGATGAGTAAATGCTCTTTTTGCGACCATGATGACGGATACCTGTGCTTTTACTGTGAGGATTACTTGAAGGATACAGTGAAGGATGTTATCCACAAATTCAAGAATGAAATCTTGGATACTGGGGACTGGTGGTATGCAGTTAATACTGCCCACGATACCTATGATGTCAATGTGCATTGCTTGGATGATGAAAACTGGGAAAAGCCTGATGCCATATTCAGCATCAATCTGTATAGGCTTGACCTAGGCGATACAAGTAGCTATCACTCTAGGGTGCAGTATGACCTTGATCCAATGACTAGAAAGGAAATTAGACTGCTATGAGAAGATACGAAGTTAAGATTTGCACCAGTGCGACTACTGTTGTGGTGGTGGATGCCAGTGATGCGGATGAAGCCTGTGAAATGGCGATTGACCTAATCAATGAAGATGATATTACCTTTGATGGCGATTGGGATATTGTGGATGTTTGTGAAGTAGATCCAAGGGACTGACATGAATTTAAGACTAGCAAAAGGCAAAGTGCCGATTGATACTGGGGATGGGTATGTGTTTATACCCTTCCCTGATGAAGAGGAGTTTTGCCAACTGTATAACAACTATACCCCTATGGATAGACGGAAGCGATACTGGAAGGTGTTGTCTGAAAGAATCCAAGGTAAAACACTGAAGGACAGTGGATTACCTCATGGGATTAGTAAACAAAGGGTTAGGGAGATTGAAGCTAAGTTTATGAGATTGATCACAACGGCTTACTTTTGTAAACCAAAGGTTTGATTGATTGACTAGCTTTAAAAGTGCCGACTCTGAGATGGTAGTCGTTGAAATCTTCTCCAACTGTATCGGAAATCCAATAAGGCTTGCCTGTTTTTTGGGCGGTGGATTCTCCAGTATGGTTGGAGTCGTTATCAGCAATGACGAACCCACTGGGGATGTGCCTACATATTTCTTGCATATTGCTTGCGGAAAAGCATATGTAGATGCAACACTCCAGTTTATTGGCTTGCATTACAGTCCTAATGGACAATCCAGTAGCAAAACCTTCGCAGAATATAGGGATGCCTTTTGCACCGATCCTGAAGGATGCACCTTTAGTCTGTTGACCATACAAGAACTTCTTCTCCCCTTGCTCATTGATGAGCTGACACCCCACTACTTCCCTGTTAAATCGCATAGGTATTACCATTAACTTATCGCCTTTATCTGTGTTCCAGATCAACGATTCTTCGTCTGGGAAGCCTTTTTTTGCGAGATATTCATGCGTTTGGTGCTGACATTGAGAAATTATCCAAGTGGCTCTGGATTGAGCGTCTTTTGCCAGTTTCTGTCTTTCTGAGTCAAAACTGAGTTTTTTTCGCTGCAACTCTGGATTAAGCGCATTTCTGTCATCTGTCTTCCACATGGCTGGTTTGTCCATGGTAGCCCAATTCTGCACCCATCCAACATCTCCCATGAACTTATAACGACCATTGCGTTTGTGCGGATGGTCTTCTGTGGGGGTTGCCATCCATCTGAAAGGCGTTACATCTCCAAGAATCAAGCCATGGAGTCTTGCGAAATCTTCAAATCTCATTTGTTCTTACCTTTTGACCACCTGATGTTGCGTGATTTAATCCACTTTAAAGTAGCCATGGTTGGTGGAGTCGGTGCTTCAATCAGTCCCCTAGGCCATACGCCAAACTTCTCACGGTACTTGTGACTAGCCCAGTGTGGATTGTAGGCTTTCTCATTGGCTATAAAGATCAACTGGGAATAGAAGTCTTGCTTATCATCTTTCCTGACCTTGACTCCTGCCACCAACTCCTCTAAACGACCTGATACTGCATGAACTTCATTGCGTTTTTGACGGATGTGACCGCAATTAGGACAAGTATCTGTTCCTTTGGGCCATAGGTGTTCGCATACTGGACACTTAGATTCCTTCTTTTTCTTCTCGGTTGGCTCTCTTTTGGCTTTCTCTCCCTCATTACTGAGTGTTTTTACGCCGTTTTCGTACAATTCATCCCAATCATCTTGGAATCTGAGGTAGTTTCCACTGTGATCTAGCCATAAAGCGAACTCTTTGTCTGGATGTTGGCGCATAACTCGCCCCATTTGTTGCACATGGGATGAAAGAGATTTGCTAAACGGTCTTGCGGATATGCCAATCATGACATCTGATACGTCAAAACCCCTTGTAAGAATGTCGGTGGCTATCAGTCCATGGATTTGTGTATCAGGCTTGGCAAAGTCTTCAATGGCTTCTTTCTTGAACTCATCATTGTCTTTGTAGCTGATGGATACAAAGTTATATCCCTTGATGGCAAACTGCTCCACAAGATCTGCTCCATGTGCCACGCCAGCACAAAAGACAATGGTTTTTCTTGGTCTGCCAAATATCTGGTGGGTTTTATCAATCCATTCGGATACTATGTCCCCTGTTAGCTTCATTCCTCGCTCTGTGACCACATCCCCTGACCATTCGCCAGCAATCTTCTTAGCCCCAGTCATGTCAATCTCTTTGGCAATGAAGACCTTTAATGGAGCAAGCCACTTTTTGCCTACCAAGTCTTCTGTGGTTGAACCGCATACAACATTCGTATACAAGTCCCCCAGTCCCTTAGTAAAGGGTGTGGCAGTTAAACCAATAACTCGGATGTTAGGGTTATCTTTGATGAACTCGGATGTTTGCTTTCTAGCAATATGACACTCATCCACAATCAGTAAGTCCATATCTGGAAAGTCATCTCTTCGTTCCAAGGTCTGAGCAGAACATACCTGTAGGCGTTCACGCTTGTCATATCGCCAGTGATTAGCCTGGAATACACCATGCTTTAGCCTGTATTTGTCCAGGCGTAGACTGGTTTGATCCACCAAAACAATGCGATCTAAGACCATGGCTGCGCGCTTGAACTTCTCGCCTGTAGCCTTCATCAAGGCAATGGCAACTTCTGTCTTGCCAAAGCCTGTTGGGGCATACAACAACTGTGATCTATGACCCTGACGGAAGCCTTCCCTGAGGGATTCTATGACATCTTGTTGATGTTCTCTTAGCTCTAGTTCCATTATTTTGTATATAAATCTGCAACTGAGTCTCTCATCTGTTTAGCCAAGAAGACAATGTTATCGGATTCAATGTCTACTGTGAGCCAGTCCTTTTTGTTGATTGCATCATGAACCTCTCTGATGCTCATGTTTAGCTTAAGAATTGCTTCTGAATAGTCCATTATGCTGTTTCCTTTAGTTTTCTTTTAAGTGAATTAACTGTCTTCATTAGCTCTGCGTTACGGTGCTGAAACATATCTCGGCTTTCACGCAATGATTTGTTATCAATCTCCAAGAGTCTGACTTGCTCACGCAACTCCTTGATTGTGTCTTCCACATCAATCTTCTCAATTTCTGAAGCATCCCACGCACCAATGGATATTTTGTCTTTGAGAAGGGTGACTTCCTCGTCTAACTGGGTGATAACCTCGGTTAGCTCTTTGATTTTGTCTTCTTTCTCGTCATAGGTGGTGACATCAGGCTTGGTGGTTGGCGTTTCACGCTTACCAATGTTGCCAGTCTTCATCTCTTTTTCTACACCATCCTTGGTGACAAACTTCTTGGTCTTTGGTTCATCCTTGATTTCCATGGATGCCTTGACTCGGCTGACCATCATGGCTGTTACGCCAACATGGGCTGCGATGCGAGCCTGTGTCCATTCCTTGTATCTTGGTTCAAGCAACATCTTTCTAACGATTTCTTTGTTGTCTTCTGGTGACATGGATAAGCCACGATCCTTGTTAGCACCGTAGGAATACTCTTTAGCATCATCCAGTGAGCCTTGGTAGACTTCTGCATCAATAGAAGCAGTGGCATTAGCCTTGGTAGCATGGTAGCGGTGGAAGCCGTCTGCAAGCCAATACTCTGCACCATCAAAGAATACGGTGACTGGTGGGAATGATGTGCCTTCACGCATGGCTTCTGCGTAATCTTTAACTACATCGTAGTTAATTTCTTTTCGTGGCTGTGTGCCACCGTCTATACGGATATTAAGAATGTTGAGTGTTTTCATTTGTAGCTCCCATGCGAACTATGTTGTAAAAGATATTGGATAGTTCTAAAAAAGATTGATTAACGATACGCTCCTTAGGTTTTACCTTTAGATCTTCCAGGCGGAAAGCCCAAGTTGCCCTTTTACCTACAATGCGACCCTGTGTTCTGAGATAGGTCAAACGACCAGCTGCGGTGGCTGGACTAACCTTCAGAAGGTCTGCAATTTGAGATGTGGTGACTGCGCCATTTTGAGCAATGGCGTCAAGAATTTTGTCAGTGAATTCCTTGTTTTGCTTACCTGACATGGATGCCTCCGTAAGCGGATAAAGTTGTTTCCATTTGATTTTTCCTAGCAGTTGGATGTTCAGTTTAAAACGGTGCTTCTTCTACGTCAATGGTTGCTACTCTCTTTGGAATGTGTTCTATCCAATAAGCTGTATCGCCATTGATGAATTCTTCTGCTTCTGTTTTAGTCTCAAAGCCACGGATTGGACCACCCCAGTCATGCACCATGTAACGGATGGCTTGGTATTTAGGTATTTTTAGTTGAATCATTTCTTTTCTGCTTTGTAATAAGTTCTTTTTATGCTTACTTTGTATTTAAGACCTGTCTCTAAGTCCTCTATCTCATTTATTCTAAATTTATCCCACTTGTCTGGCTCATCTTCTACTGTCCATGGCTCTGATTCAATGATGTAAACGGCATCATCAATATCGTCAGCTTCAAATTCAGCCACCCACGTAGCAACCATTGAGTATGTAGCTCTGTATTTTTTCATTATTTTGATTCCCCCATTAGTTCAATCGCAGCCTGCCATGCTTCCCATGCTGACTGGGTATGTGTGTTTGTGAACACGCCATCCTCACGGGTAAGCACATAGTTATGCTCCTTTGCCCACTGTCTAAACTCTTTCATTTCACTCTCCTGTTTGTGGACGCAATACGCCCAACGCCAACGCCATTTAGCGCTATATGTAACTCAACATACTTTAGTAACATTAACGCTATATTGATGATATGAAGTCAGATTCCTGGTGGTGAAGACACACCTAGCCTACCTAGATGTGCCTTCAACCGTTGATTCCTGTATGGAGCCTACAGCACCCGACAGTCTTTCGTAGAGTCGGCACTATCTTCGCCACCGACATTTGCACTGTTACATCTACTTACCCCCAGTAGTGCTTGAGTAATGATCGCTGGTGTGGTTTTGCCCCGTCCAATCACTACTTCAATTGTTAGACGTGATTGACAAAGTGGCAATAACGCATGCCAATAAATGGCACGGTAAGTATTCACATTGTCACTTGGGAATTGTTTCAGTCCCTAAGCACGTCTAGCAGTTGAGTTCACAGATTAAATGAAATAAAAATAATTTGCAACAACTATTTGCAAAAAGAAAAAACCCCCAGGGATTAGCTGGGGGTTTAGTGGTGAAGGGGTCACCATGGAGGTCTTGCATTGCACAAGGTCAACTGCTAGGATGCCTAGGCTTGTCGTGGACTTGGAGGTCGTTAGACACACTAAATATAGCAGAAATTCTTAACACCTGTCAACCTATAGTGTTTGTCAAGTAAATATTTACTTAATGCCGACTTTTTCATTATCAAACAGCCAGCCTACCGTCTTTCTATGGGCGTTTTCCCATAGTTCTTCCCTTTCAGCCTTTGATAAGTCTTTACCCTGATCGAGATCCATGTGGCATTTGTAGCAGAGCGCTGCGATTCTATAGTCATGTGCCTTGATGCCACGGCCTTTGCCATCCCTAAGCTGGTTACTGTGCGCTGCAACAATCGTTCCATCTTGTCTCCCACAATGTTGGCATGGAGACTGCCGAACAATCTCCAATAGTTTCTTATTTCTATACACGCTGTAAAGCCCCACTGAAGATGTATGTGCCAGTATGGGATAACTGAACCCAAGGCGCGGCATGAACCTTGAAGCCATGAGTTCTAGCTAACTTACAAAAGTGATAGTCCTCAGATAACAGACGGTTATTGGATTCAGGGTCAATACTTGTGGCAAAGTATTCTTTGATAATCTTTGGCTTACGCTCAGTGTCTACAGCCAGATACATATCACTGTTGTATTCAGGCACTTTATCAGCCAGAGCCTCAAACACTTCACGTTTAATCAACATAAAGCCTGTGCCACCGTTTTGAATCTCTAATAGCTCACTCATCTTTACTTCTTGGCGTTCTTCTTTGACCAAGTTCACCACGAATGTGCCTGTATGGTCTTTTAACTGGTCAGCAGGTACACCTCTGTTTACCGCATCAGCTACACGTTGCCAATGGATTTCCTTTTTGGGGTACAAGCCACAACAAATATCTACATCACGTCTAACCATCTCGATGATGTCGTTTGGATTGAAACCAATGTCTGCGTCAATAAACATTAAATGGGTAGCGTCTGAGGCTAAGAAATCATATGCCAAACTGTTTCTAGCACGGGTAATCAATGACTCATTCATCATGTAGGTGTAATACATGCGAACCCCAGCCTTGCTACAGATCATTGGTAGCTGCATAAGCGCAGCCGTATAGTTACCAATGCACATACCGCCATACATGGGGGTAGCTACAAATAGTGCTGGTGATTTAATCGTTGGTTTCTCGTTGTTTTCGCTCATTTTGCTCTCTTTCTTCACGTTGTTGATCTTGCGGTGTCATTTCTAAATCTTTCATCCATATTGTCGTAACCTGTTCCAGACCCCCACAGATGACGAGAAAAGTGATGACCTGTAACTTTAGTTTCGTAACCAGAGTGATGCTCTGGCATAAAGAAGTGAGAAGGATACACTGTCAGATTGGCTTGCTTCTTAAAAAATACTTCTGTTACTAGCATTGGGCCAGTAATCATCCATGCCAACTTCTTCTCATTGCAGTCTTTGGTAGCTACCTCTTCCATACATAACTTCAAGGCTTCAGCACCAGGAACTGATCCCATCACCGTATTGGCGATTAAGTTATTGCGAACAATCTCTTGCTCCCAACAGGCAAAAGCCTCACAGTTAAGTAGCCAGTCTTCCAATGGCTTAACGCAGTAAGTATCCGCATCAATATAGATGCCACCATGCTCGTAGAGGATTTCATAACGCATCACGTCACTAGCGCCAGCAAAGTCTTTCTTAATAAGCATGTCATGGAGTTGGCGGTAGTTCTTCCAGTTTGTACCTTGGACTTGGTTATTGCCCCAGACTCTTACCTCGTAGTCTGGGTTCTTCTTAATCCATGTATCAATACAAGCCACTGGCTTCTTAGACTGATCGCCTATCCAGATAATGTGAATGAGTTTAGGTATCACTTCTTCCTCCTTGCTTCTTTAATTTCTTCAAGCATCTTTGCCATCAGGTCTGCGCAGTAACCCAAGAAAGGCCACTTGGTTGTGCCATTAGCCATACTACGTGCCATCCCAATAGCAATTTCAACGGTGCGTATGCTTACTTTTCTCATTTTTCTCTCTTATCTTCGCTTCTATTTTGTCAAACAGCTCACGAGTGTAGCCACCGATGCCGTCACCATTACTGCCAACGATTTCTTTAATCTCATCGTCTGTTAGGTATTGCCATTCTTGGTTCATTTAATCCCATGCCTTTTTTCTATTGCTCTAGCAAATTCAACAAATCCAATAGTTTTCATGCTATGTCCGCAAGGAATTTCATCTATATGTTCTTGATGTAGTTCCCATATTTCCTCATCACTTAATGGCTTTGTTTGTGGTGTATAAATGTGTAGGCTTTTTCCATCATAAACACCGACTGGCTTACTCTGCTTATCCAATTCTTCTACAAGTCTGCGAATCATGTCTGAATATTCGTTGTAGCAATTAAAATGTTTCTGTAGCTCATCCGCTAGTTTCAATGCTTCTTCTTTCATTTCTTTAACTCCTTTAAGATGCACTCAAGGCGATACACAATCACGATGAGGCAGATTAAGATAGCCCAGCTCATTTCAATACCTCTGCGGACTTAACCTGACGTGTTTCACCATCAAATATGTATTTAATGTTTGGCTTCTCATCGGGGTGAGCCAGTATGTTACCTCTTGGCGATAATCGGATATGCTGAAACATCACAACATCTATCTTTATGGGTGTTGGCTTGATGCGGTAGTTTTGTTCTTCGCCCCAGCTAGGTGAATCTGGAACTTGCCAATCAACCCAATCACCATAAAAATCATGCTGGATTACTTTACCATCTGCCCATGCTTTTATTACTTCTGCGTGTTTATGTGGTTTCATCCCTCACTCCAATCACTGTAGTAATACTCATAAACAGGCAACAATCCAAATAACCATGTACCAATCTTTCGCTTTTCAAGAGTCCTAGTGCGTATGACTGGGTTAAATTTGTCGGGTGTATACCTAACTTGCATGTACTCGGTGTCGTCAACCTGCATCACTTCACCATGCACGTGTAAGCCAATTTACCAATACGGAACTGCTTCAAGGTATCGCAGTCCTGTTGTAACTGATAAGTAAAGGTGGCGTTGGAAACCATACTGCCTACAGCAAAGCCAACAAGCAGAACAATCAAGAAGTTGCGTAACTTGGCAATCCAAGCCTTGTCTTCTTTAATATCTGTATCCATTGCTGCTTCCTTTCTTTTTACTGTAGTTAGCGTTCATAGTAAAAGCTGTGACTGGATAACGCATCTTTTGGTTAGTATCAATCCAATACACAATCACAGTCTCATCTTCAACACCCCAACAACCTTCGCTTGTGTATCCTGCTGAACCATAGTTGTAAGCACGGTTTAACTTATCAAACACTTGACCATCGTATTTACACTGTTGATCAGTTAATACAATCTTTCCACCAGCCTGGTTAGGTTGGGTTGCGACTGTCTCAGCCTTAACTGAAAACGTATAAGCAGCCATCCATGCAACAAGCACACCTCCAATTACATACCTAGTTTTCATTGTTTTCCCTTTCGTTCCTTGGCGTTTTGCAAGCATTTTGCACAGCACCAACGTTTAACAAGCCCCTTGTTTGATACGATCCACTCACCACCGATAGGGGTTTTCATCAGACGGCAGGATGTACACCACTTATTCTGATCATTCACCCTTTTTAACTCTCCGCTTGATAGCTGGTAACCCAGCAGACTCTTCTTTCTTTCTTGCTTCTAGCATCTCGTCTGCAAATCTGTAGCACTCTTCTGCGCTTGCTCCAGTCATTGCTCTAAACATGGCAAAGCAATCTCTCAAGTCATCTTCGTTCATCAATGCACCTCTCTCATCATGCGTTTAATCCTACGCTGGGCATTGTTGTAAGACTTACGGAAAGCATAGACAGCCTTCTCTTCTTCCATGCCAGCTTCTACTGCAATCGTGGCAAGCACCATGCTCACAGCTGAAAGAATGACTACCGTATCAGTGCCACCCTTCTCAGACAAAAGCCTTAGGATGGATATTGCAACTTCTCTTGACGGATCTTCACTCATTTCATCTCCAGTTCTTTGATTTGGTCAGCGATGTGAGTACCCAAAGTCCGCTTATGGATAACAATCATCTTGGCTTCAGGGGAGCAGCCGACTACCTTGGCAGCATCCATCAAACCCTTGTTGTAGCCACTCTTAAATTGATCGTTACCATCTAACATGGTGACAATCGCATTGCGGATTAGCTCTGAGGCCTTACGTTCTTTAGCCAGCTTTCTCAGCTTCTTGACGTGTTCTTCAGGCAAGTAAACTGAGTACGGGACTAGTTTCTTTTCCATGCGTTAAATTCCTCTACTAGTTTTTTCATAAGTTTCTGGGCGTTTGCATCAGTTTTAAGCTCGGAACGGGACTGGATACCTAAGTAATTACGCATCCACTCAGTTGCTTCCTTCTCGTTCTCTTCAAATATCTGGGTATCTTCATACAAATACTTCCAAAATTGGGTGTCTTTGCAGAACATCCCAGCGATCCGAATCATCTTGTCACCTTCAAACTCGGCTGGTCGGTTCATAGGTTGCTCATTGGCATCAATCCTGACCATGGCAACGCCATACCGCGCCCCAACATAATCCCTGAGAAGCTCCTCTGGAATATCGTCTGGGTGGATGGAAAGCGTCAGCACATAGCCAGTCTTATCTTGCTTGATGGCTACCTTGACACCCTCAAACTGTAGCGGTTTCACGAACTTTACCTTCTAGATACTTGATGATCGTGCGTTGCTCTGACACCGTAGCTTCTAGCAAGTCACAATCCACATAGGATTTAGCTAGTGCGTTCTGTAGTTTTTGGCATAGATCTTGAAAGTCAACCTTGGCTTGTTCTTGATCCCACTTTTCTAGCTGTTTCTCTAGTGATACAGCTGGGTTAGTCTTGCGTGGTTGTTTATCTTTAGCACCTTTAGTTCTTGGCATATTGTTCTCCTTAGTATGGTAAGTCACTGTCTTTTTTAACCCATGGCTCTGAAGCCGCTAGGGATAAATACTCTTTGCCTGATTTGGCAGTCTTTGACCATGCAGATATGGCAATCTTTACAAGAGGACCATCTGCCTTGTTCATCTGTTCAATGATGAATGTCTTGTCTAGGTGGACATCACCACGCCAGTCAGGATGATTCTCCATCTGCTTCTGTTCATTAACAAACATTGCACCGCTATTTGGTTTTTGCTCGAAAGCCATAATTACTCCTTAGTTAGTTGTGTACGTGCTGCTGTGAATAACGCCATTAAATCTTTAAAGAAAACGGCATCGGTTGCTTTTACTATGTCAAACAGGGTCTTGTTCTTCTTAAAAATGTGCATAACGTCTTCTTCGCTTGCAGCAGTCATTAATAGAACCTTGCAGGCATCCTTGATGTTTGCTAACCATGCAGGGATATCTAAATCTGAATCAGGCTTGGCAGGTGCTACGATCTGAAACTCTCCTGCTTGACCAGTGATTGGTCTGATTGGTTTTAAGTTTGCATCAACAGGCTCACCGTTAACAGTTTTAATTACTGGCTTAGGTGCAACTGGTTTTGCCGTAAATTTCGGAGTCTCATCAGGATTTGCTGTTTCATCCAAAATATCATTCTCAACAATCTCAAAAGCATTAGTCCATAGATAACGGCGTAGGTAAGTCTGCACAGCGCCTAAGTTCTGAACTTCATGACTACCTTTTAATGAAGCTGTTGACATAGGGGAAGTGAATGTAACAAAGTCACCATCACCACCTTCTGTGTCATAGATAGTCAAATAAGCCATCTCTTGGTTAAACGACACCACACCGCACAAGCCTAACTTTTGGCAGATGTTTTGAATAGCTGGCAAGAAGTCAGCCAATACAAAATATTCATATCCAGCAAACTTATTCTTACCTGACTTGGTTAGCTTGGTGTTCTGCAACATCAACCGTGCATCTTGTAACTTTTTATATACGCTCATTCTGTATCCTTATTTTTAGCAAATTCGTAGTCAGAACGGTACTCCGTTGGGGATGTCCATCCAAACTTACGCCATGTTCTTTGGGCGTCTGTATCTTTCATAAAACCTCCTTAACGTGCTGACTGTCTTTCTTCCATTTGTGATATTAATAAACCAACCTTACTTGTTGAAACAAATCCACTACTAATTTCATCTTCATCAGCCTCAACAGATGACACATTAAAATCTGCTGTAGCCAATCCCTGAAACTCAGGAGCAGTAACTAAACATTTGTAACCTTTCCAAGTAAAATCATTCATTCCTCTTATGTGTTCTTTAACGATTGTTGTTTTGTTTTCGTATTTCCTTTCGTGTTGTTTTACAAAGTGGATAATCTTTTTCTTCTGACCAGTAGGCGTTACAGCAGTCTTATCCCTATCTGAAAAGTATTTTTTAGTTAGAGATTTATCAATAGAAAATGTCACCCTATCTCCACTATGCTTTACTGCAACACTCCAACTATTTTTTCTGTTAACCCAAAAATCAAACATGTTCTTAAATAAAGCCTTTAATAAAGTTGTTGGCTCATACTCATCTTTGACCCAATCTGTAATGAGATCAGGATTAGAAAATACTGGTTTTTTGTAGCTTTGGTGTTTGTTCTTACCTTTTGTAATTTGAACGGTGTCAAACCTATGCTCTTTGCATACATCTATTTCTCCGTTCTTTTTAACAACAATCCAAGCCGCTATCCAATATAAATGACCACTCATCCTGTAGGCCAAACCAACCTTATAAATAGTTCCAGTCTTCTTTTCTGTATACCAAGGTAATGACTTTACTTTTATGCCAAACATGAAGTCAGGAGATAGCGTTTTTGATTCATCATCTTTTTCTTTATTTCCAAGAACTGACACAAGCATCATTGACGGCATTGTTTTTGATGTATCAATCAACATATTATCGTTTGTAATGTCAATTATTCCTGTTGATGGCACATAAGAACCTAGCTTTTTAAGTCCCAATACTTCATCTTGATGGAGCCAGCTTCCATGTTTACCAAACTTAAACTTGTAAGCGTTAAAAGTTTCCTCAATATCATCCAATAACTCGCTAAGTGTTTTTGGAACATCATCTTTGGAATCAGACGTATCTTCTATTTCATCAATAATTTGTGGCTCAGGAACAATCAGCTCTGGGTTTTTAAACCAACTGAGGATTGTAAGTAATGCACCACCAATTTTTTCCATCACTTGACTCATACCAACTCCTTTCCACTGTTGTAATCTTTCCATTGGCTACAGAAATCCCGTACTTGGCAGAAGTTGGCGCAACGAGTACGCTCCCCTGGTCTTATTTCTATTTCATACTCATCGCTGAGTTCCTTTAGGGCTTCAATGGCATAGTCCTCTCGGTCATATACCTTCTTAGCCTTGATACCGCCCCTCTTCTTGATCGCCCAAGTGGTAGGCTTTTCCCACATCTCTGACGGAGTGCAGTCAGGTAAGTCACCATCAGTTTCCATGGCGAACTCACAAGCACTATGCAATGCCACCCTTTTAGAGATAAACTGTTCTCGCTCGTCAAACGACCACAGTTTGATAGGGATTTCTTTGACTGGAGCTTCTGGATAACCCTCTTTCGTAGCGGCTTCTCTACGATTCCAGTCACGAATCAACCCAACGATACCTACTGAACTAACGGTCTGCTTCTTGGCACGTTCAATTAACCATGCGTAGATGTTGAGTTGCTGTTCCCACTCAATCTTCTCGTTCATCATTGCCCAAGCAGATGTAGTCTTATAGTCACGAATGTCAATCGTGCCATTAGAGTTAACGATCTGTAGGTCAATAGCTCCTGAGATGTGCCAACCGTCATGTTCCACATGGATACGCTGTTCCACCACATGGTTGCCATCCTTGCCATGCTCAAGAATGTTGTGCATTGCTGAACCGAATAGCGACCAAATCATGTCGGCTACATCCTGTTCTAGCTCTTCATCAAACTTCTTGGTCAAAGCAACGATTTTTGGGCTATTCAACAGCTGAGTCGCTGAGATATTAGCCTTACCTTTGCTGTAAGTAGGGCGTTCCAAGACATTCATGAACGTCTGTGGGATGCCATACTTATTGGTTAGTTTCATTCAATTCCCCTTTCAATAAATGATTTAGCGCACCGCATGGCAACAACCACAATGGCTACTGGCAACAATACAGCGGTAACGATACCGACAATTACTCTCATTAAATTTTCCTTTCCTAGCAGTTGAGACTCTAGATTACTGCTTGTTTAGGGGTATGTCAATAGGTCATACCTATTTTCTCTCAACTGTTGTATTCAACTCTAACAGATGTTATAGTTTGGTATGCACATTCAACTCCAACTACCATACCCACCCTCTGTCAACCATTATTGGGGACAGTCTGGCAACCATCGGTTCATCGGCAAGAAGGGCAAAGAGTTCAGGGCTATGGTCATGGATGCGGTCAATGAGGCTGGAATACAGCCCCTAGAAGGCCGTTTAGCGGTGCATATAGCACTCTTCCCCCCAGACAAGCGTAAAAGGGACGTGGACAACGTTTTAAAGAGTTTATTAGATGCCTGCGAGCATGCTGGCTGCTATGAGAACGATAACCAGATAGATGAATTACACGTTATTCGACAGGAAATAATCAAGGGCGGGGCTTGCACAATTGTGATTCTGCCAATAAACTAGCACCGTAGTCTTCCTTGTAAGTGAGAGTGTTAGGGGGGCGTTAAAACCCCCCTCTTTTTACAGCCCTGCGTCTTTACGCACCTCAAAGATTCCGTCTAACATTTCCTGCTTCATTCTAGTCAGATCGTTAATCTCTTTGCGTCTTTCTTCTGAACTCATGCTCTTATCAAA